GCTGCTGCAACGTGACCGACGCCTCGCCAGACAGCGCAGATGTCAACTGCCCCAAGTCTTGTCCGCTGTTTCGTGCACTCGCGAGGAATGATGCCAGAACCTTGTCGGCCTCTTCTGCTGGCGTGTTGAACGCAACAAAAATAGACCCAAGGTCGGACGACTTGAGAGTCGAATACCTACCTTGGAGGTCTGTTACGTGTCGCACGAGGGCCGAAATACTTTCACCCGACGTATCCATCATCGAGGAAAGTTGTGCCATCGTCTTGCCAACGTCTTGGCCCGCAACGTCTAGTTGCGAAAACACCCGTGTTGCAGCGGCTTCCGTAGCTTCGAAGTCCTCTCCTGCCGCATCGGAGAACTCGTGGATTTGGATGCCTATGTGTTCGTATTTCTCTCCTAACTCAACTGCTTGCTCTGCCAATTCTTTTGTAATCTCGATGGCGCTTTTGAAACCCTCGGCTATGGTATCTACTAATTTCTCGACACCGCTGACCGCTAGCTGCGCACCGAAAACCATTGCGCCGCCCATGATTGTGGCCATGACCTTGCCGCTGTCGGCACCCTTGCCCATCTCTTCATTGAGTGCGGACTGCTTGCCCTGATAGTTGTTCAGGGCCGTGCTGGCGCTGTTCTGCGCTTCGGTCAGATTCTTTTGCGCCGCAGCATGTTCGGAGATAAGCGGGATCATAATCGACGCTTTACTGAAACCGCCCTGTTGCGCTGTCTGCAAACGGGTTTCGGCTTCCGTTGCACGCGCCTGCGCCGCCGATAGGTTGTCCCACTCCTGGCGGTAAGCCTGAAGTGCCTGTGTCGCTTGGCCTTTGAGTTTGTTGACGACCTTCTCGTCTACGTCACCGCTGAACTTTTCGAGCATCCCCGACATTCCGTACGGTAGCTCGAAGTGCCGAAACTCGCTGTTAATAGCCGCCGTTAGCTTAGACCCGAATCCCTGGCCCATAGCCTCAGGCGACATGCCAGTGTTGAAGCCAGCCTCGAATTGGCGCTTGGCTTCCTGGCCTGTCTTGCGCATCTCTTCGCCCATGTGCGAAGTTTCCGGCATGACCGGAATCCACAGTGCCGCAAGGTTAATGTCGTTGCCGCGTCCACTGGTTGGCTGTGTCATGTGTACTGTTCCCGTGCCTTACGCTGCTTTTCTTTTAGCCTGGCTGTGAACTCGTCTACGGGTGCCGCATCGAACACTATGCCGTCCCACGGTGCAAGCATATCCATTGCAGAGCGTGGCCGGTACTCTGCCGTATTCACCTGTGGGCGTGGGTATCTGCCGTTTAGGCTGACCAACCCGGCCTGCTGCTCGGTCATGTTCGCGATCAACTCGTCGGTCTTTGACCAACGAGCCGGGTCGAAGTGATGAATAGCAGTACCAGGTGGCGCAGCCAGAACAACCGAAATCAGTTCGCACAGAGTGAGATTCGGCGTGAGTATGTCGTCGGCGCGCTTACCGATTGCGAGTAAGTCACGCTCGACTGCGTGCCAATGATCTGTGATGCACGCAGCGAGCGCTATCATTTCCCCGCTGTGACAGCACCTTTCGGCCCTGCGATTCCACGCATTTTCTTCATGACATCGAACCACTCATCGAACATGTCGAAGTATTCGTCGTCTGGAAGCAGCTGCGCTTGCCGCTGAATCGCCTTGGGAATGTTGGCCTTTCGCATCCACGCCCATGTCTGGGACAGCCACGGCATCTGCGCGATGTCGAAAAGCCATACCTTGGTTGGGTTTTCGAAGCCGTTGACGGCCAACAGGATTGGCTCGCCGCCGTCCTTCGGCTGATACGAAAAGTACTGCACCCCTTCGGGATACGGAGACTTGGCCTGCGCCTCCGCTTCCTCCGGCTTGGGCAGAACGACGTGCTCGGTGGGCGCTGCCAGCAGGTTGACCTCTTTGGGCTTAGCTGGCGCACGCTTCTTCGCGGGTCGTTTCTTCTTCGGATTGCCTTGCGGCTCATCCTCTTTGAGCGCTGCGCTCATGGCGTCGGCGTCCCGTCGTTGATGTAGAGGTAGCCGTGGTTCTTGTTCGAATCGGGATACGCCTTGAGCGTGCACTCGATGGTCATGTAGGACTTGTGCGTCATGTCCACTTCACCGACCGTGATGACGCGACCGATCGGAATGACAATGCGGACAAGGTTTTCCCCGTAGAAACCATCGAACACCCACGACCGGGTATCTTGCAGTTTCGGGTTGAGCTTGACGGCAATCTCTTTGCCGTTCGTCGCATCGGCAGGGATAACCGACACGTTGGAGATGTTGTACGCCGCCTTGAGGACTTCGACGTTGCGAAACTGCATGAGCCGGAATGTCATCGTCCGGTCATACTGGGTCTGCAACGTACCGGCGAGGTCGCCGCCCCACACGAAAACGTCTGTGGTGGAACGGGTTTCACGCTGCTTGAGTCCGTTGTCGTCAGCGAATCCGAGGTCGGCGAATCCGGTACCGGGTGTTCCGTCGATGTCGGCGTAACTCGTTGTGGGCAAAGGAGTTCCGATGGGTGCCCACAGAATCGAGCCAGACGTGCGTGGTGATGGAGCCAGAAGTTCCAGCACATTGTCTGCTGTTACTGGCACTGGTGCAGTCATATCGCTTGCCTTTCAATGTGTTTCGGTTGTGTTCTGGTATTCAATTATTGTTCAGTTGTGTATTCGGTTGGTATTCAATTAGATTGGGCGACCTTGCACCCGCCACGTCAACGCCGAGCGATAGCGTGGAAGCTCGATGTCGGGATTGGGCAACTTCTCCCCACCAATTGCATTGACCAAACCGACTATGTACCAACCCATTATGGTCAGCCCTTGCACTGCGGTACCGTGCGCCATCAGCTTTCGCGAGATGTCAGCAGCCTGATACTCGACCGGCGAGTAAGCGTGCAGGATGAAACTCAAATCCCATTGCGCCAGACCAACTCTGGATGCTGGCGCAGCCTCGACAGTGACGAACCCGTTGACGGTGTCGGCGTCGTCAGCTACGTCAGGTTGGCGTGTGTCAATCGGTGTTGGCGCAATGATCGGCGTGAAGTAGAACGGCACCAAATCCTCGATGTCTGGCGAATCCAACGGTGGAACAACGTAATTGGTCATTTGCCGCTCATTCCCAACGCCGCTTTGAGTAGCACGGCTTGCGACAGTTCCTCATGGATGCCGTCACGGTTTTTCGGTGCAACGTAAGACCGTGGACGCTGCGTATTCGGGTCAGACTGCGTGATGGTCTCGAAATTGTTGGATCCAGTCGAATGACGAAGCGTCGCAGCCTTTTCCAGCATCGCAAGAATCACCTGTGGCATGTGCCTGATGCGCTTGTCAATCTCTGCGGTGATGCCGGGATCGTAGTCACCGACCATGTTGACCTTGAGCGAATTACCGTTGGCGCTGAACAGGTCTGGCATTACGTCACCCGCCGTATCAACACTTGACCGCCACCGATCAAGTCGTCATATTCACGCATAAGCTGCATACCGTCGCCCCAATCCTCAAATGCCGGATTGCCCTGCACCACAAAGGCTGTGCCGTTGATGAGTACCTGGTCTTGGTTCTTGTATACCGTAGCATCTGGCACGTCCATTAGCAGGTTAATGTCAGTGCGCGCCAAGTCCTCGATGTTGATTGGGTCAGGCGTAGGACGCTGCCAGCGTGCCGGGTAAACCTGATACGCGTAACGCGTAATCGGTTCTGCGTAAGTACCTTCGGCAGCTTGACCGTGGCGCTGCTGTGAACCGCTGTTCTGTACCCACACACGGTGTTCTACGGGTACCTCAGCGTCCAGCACAGCCATTTTTCAGAGCCTCACTATGGTGTACGGGCCAAGGCGTGCTTTTTGGTCGTCAGAGAGAACCGCGCCAAACTCTGCGAACGACAAGCGAGTTGGGCCACGAGTCATATCGGTCACAACGCCAGCAGGTTTTTCCATCGTGCGAGCCGCTAGCTCGTAGCCGACTTCAGCGACAGGCTTTGGTAGCTCGGCGTAGCCGTGCGTGAAATCGACTGCGACAGAAAGCCCCCGACGACGACCCAGCAGGGGTGTGTAACGGATGAATCCCTCTGCGTAGACCTCAAACACGTTGGAGTCCAACGCATATGGCCCGTTGGCTACGACCTGCTCGACCGATACCAGGTTCAGTGTCGGCAACATGATGATGCCACCACCGCCAATCCTGGTGCGATAGTTGACAGTTGAGATGACCGGATAGATGTGCCATCCGCAGTAGTCGCGAATCGTTTCACCGACAGCACCGAGAAACCATGCCGGGTCTTTCGCCTGGAATTGCGCGAATTCGCTTGGGTTAAGCAAAGGCTCGGTCACGGTCTCGGCTTCCTGACTAGGACGGGTTGCGGGTTGCCGTCACCGCCAGCTAGGCCAGGGTAGGTTGAAACCACGTCTGGCACAACATCTTCGCCGTACTCGTGCGTTATTTCGAGGTCTGTCTCGTCGTCCTCATAAGGCCATGTGCCTGGCATAATCTGTTGCCTTTCAATTGAACTGAGTCATATGACTCAGACGGTAAGGGTGGTGTGGCGGCGAGGAGACGACCAAATCGACCCGACGCCACACCAGCCCTCCCTTACCCGTAACC